GTTCCCCAGGGGTTTCCAACCTATTTGTCCGGGTGGGAAAAGCGCGGCAAAGTACAAAGCCAACCCGTGTTTAATACTAGCGGGCGCGTGCGCAAATTTCCATTGTTTGACACGGCTGAAGTCAAGGCCGGCATTGTGTACCGTCAAGGGAAAAGCATTCAAAATCGTCAGGGCTACCGGGCTCAGTATTATGTGCGCAACAATTCAGCAGCCGGAGCAATCTATGAAACTGCGGGCCGTAAATTTCCAAGTGGTCAACCTTGGGTTGGGCCGAAGGGCGGCGGCGATAATGTCAGCCGTTCAAACAATCCTGATGCCGGTAAATTGTTTATTGGTGCAATGGGTTCACTTTACGGCAAAGGCTTTGATCGTGGCCGTTTGATATTTAAGGCTTGGGAGCAAGATCAAGGCAAAGCGACCTTGGCCGTGACTACTGCCATTGATAAGGCAGTCAAGATATTTAACGCTTCAGGCGGTGCGGGTACACAATCCGGCTATAAGTTGGCTTCATAATGCCAAATTTAATAGTTAGCGCAACCACACGGTATGACCCAAAGGGTTTAGACAAAGCTAAGAAGCATATCTCAGGCTTTGATAAAACCATTAAAGATTTAGGCAAAACATTTGCTGGTGTTTTTTCTGCCCAAAAAGTATTGCAATTTGGTAAAGCTTCCGTTCAGGCATTTATTCAAGATGATAAAGCTGCCAAAGTCTTATCCCGTACCCTTACCAATTTGGGCTTGGCATTTGCTGATCCATCAGTTAAAACTTTTATAGGCGACTTAGAAAAGCAATACGGTGTGCTTGATGATTTTTTGAGGCCGGCCTATCAGAAATTACTCACGACCACTGGAGATTTGACTAAGTCTCAAGATTTGTTAAAAACTGCCCTTGACCTTAGTGCACAAAGTGGGGAAAGCGTTGTTTCAGTTGCCAGCGACCTTGGCCGTGCATATGCTGGAAACACCAAAGGGCTGCAAAAATACGGCTTAAATTTGACTAAGACGCAATTGGCTGCCATGTCATTCGAAGAAATCTTGCTCAAGATAACAGAAATTAGCAAGGGCCAAGCTGCTATTGCTGCAAATACTTATGCGGGAAAATTAGACAAGCTTGAAGTTGCTGCTGCCAATGCCTCAGAAACTATTGGTGGGGCCTTGGTTGATGCATTTGCCACAATCGCCGGAGATGGAAACCTTGACAAAGCAATTGACAAGATTGATTTGCTTGCTCAAGGCATAGCAACTCTTATTTCACCTTCACGCATGAAGTCACTTTTTGCCGGAGTTGATTTGAAATATGGCTTGATTCCGATGAACAAGCCCGCGACTAACTACGGTCCAGCACAACAAAGCCCTGGTGAACGCGCTGCTGCGGTTGCATACAATAAAAAACTAGCAGCACAAAAAAGAGAAGAATTAGCCATGCTTGCAGCCAAGAACAAGGCTACAAAAGAAGAAGCGCAAATGAAGAAGGATCAGGCCGCTTTAGATGAGCTTAAGAAAAAGTTTGACTTAGAGCGCATTGGCCTCAATGTTGCATTAAATCAAGCTACTGATGAGGAGACAAAGGCACGCATTCGTGCTCAGATTGCCATTCTTGATGAAACTGGTAAAAGTGCCCAAGCTGCCAATGATGCCTTGGTTAAGGCTCAGGCCGACAAATTGCAACAAGAAATAGATGCTGCCAATGCATTAAAACTTCTTGCCGATTCCGCCGGACTTGCTTCAATTGCACTTTTGAAATATCCAACGGCTATTCCCGGAACTACATTTAATCCGACACAAAATATGGATAGAAATTATGACACCAATGTTTTGGCAAATGTTCGAACTAATATTCCTATTCAATCTGATGGCACTCCCGCGCTTATCCCCGGCATTGATTACAACCCAAGTCAAGCAAAAGACCGCAATGTTGACCAAAAAGCGGCCATCTCAGTTGTGGTTAACACAGGCCCATCCATGGCTGATGAAAATGTAATTGTGGATGCCGTCCAAGCGGCACTTAACGAAATTGCCCGCCGTGGGTATTTGACTACTTACGCAGGGGCGTTGCCGGCATGACAATTCCAGTCATTAATGCTTATATAAATTTTAGCACTGGGCCAAATTTTGCTCAAGCTTTCATTTTAGATCAAGGCATTCTTGGCACAAATATTCTCGCCGATGCAGCTTCAGTTATTGTGGATGTTTCCAATGTTGTTGATTCAATTAGCACCAGGCGCGGCAGAAATGCTCAGGCAGACCAATTTCAGACTGGCACTCTTTCATTGCGTATTGTTGACCAAAATGCGGACTTTAACCCTATGAATGCGGCTGGGCCTTATTACAATCTTTTGACACCAATGAGAAAGGTGCAAATAACTGCCACTTTTGCTGGTGTCACTTATCCCGTCTTTAGTGGATTCATAACTTCTTACAGTACGACAACACCACAAAGCGCGGTAGGGGATGTCGTTTACACGACAATCCAAGCCGTTGATGCATTCCGATTGGCTCAAAATGCTCAAATTTCAACTGTAACGGGAACGAGTGCAGGGCAACTGACCGGCGCAAGAATTAACAATTTGCTTGACCAAATCAACTGGCCAAATTCCATGAGGGATGTTGATCCTGGCCTCACCACCGTCCAGGCAGATCCGGGAAGCAATAGAACCGCGCTTCAAGCTTGTCAGACAATCGAGACAACTGAATTTGGCGCATTCTATGTTGATGCTGCTGGCAGTTTTGTTTTCCAAGATAGAAATTTGACCGCCTCAAGCGTGGCAGCAACCCCGGTTGTGTTTAACGATAACGGAACGGCCATTGATTATTTCAATGCGACTTGGGTGACAAATGACACCCTCGTTTACAATGAGGCCAACATTACTGCCACAGGCTTGGCCACTCAGACCGCCTCCGATGCTGCAAGCATTGCCAAGTATTTCTTGCACTCTTACAACCAGCAAAATCTATTGATGCAGGATACTGCCACGGCTCTTAACTATGCCCAGGCTTATGTTGCTTCAAGAGCTGAGACAAGTGTTCGATGCGATGAAATCCAATTGGATCTATACACTGCCAATTATGATGCAGGGATAATCGCAGCCCTTGACCTTGACTACTTTGACCCGGTGACAATTACAACCAATCAACCAGGCGCAACAACACTCACCAAGACCCTTCAAGTATTTGGCAAATCTATGGAAATCACACCAAATTTTTGGCGGGTAAAAATGACGACACTTGAACCCATAATTGATGGGTTTATTCTAAATAGCACACTTTATGGGATACTTGACACAAGCGTGTTGAGTTATTAAGGAGGAAGCAAATGGCGGCTGGATTAGGATTTAAGACCTTTACAACTGGGGAAGTTTTGACCAGTGCGGATGTCAATGGGTATTTGATGCAAGGTGTATTGGTGTTTGCTTCAGCAGCAGCACGCAACGCTGCCATCACTTCACCCCAAGAAGGCCAATTTGCCTTTACAAAGGACACGAACGGGTTATGGTATTACGATGGGGCAGCTTGGGTTGCTTCAGGTGCAACGGGAGACATTGAAGGCGTTACGGCCGGTGTGGGAATTACAGGCGGGGGCACATCAGGAACAGTCACCGTGACAAACGACATGGCGACAACAATTACCGCAGCCGGTGACATCGTTGTTGGCACGGGATCAGGTACTTACGATAATTTGCCAATTGGGACTACCGCGCAAGTCTTGACGGCTGACACGACAGTTTCGCCCTACAAAGTAAAGTGGGCAACACCCAGTGCGGCTGGTTATTCAGGTGCATCCGTTTACAATTCTGCTTACATTTCTATTGCTAACAACACAGATACGGCTCTAACTTATAACACCGAAAATTTTGACACAAACAGTTATCATGACACAAGCACAAACACAAGCCGATTGACGGTTCCGACTACTGGAAAGTATTTGATAACTACTTGCGTGGGATTCGCTGCTAATGCCGTAGGTTATAGAACCGCAAAAATTCAAAAAAATGGAACAACCAATGTCGGTGCTGTTGGTACAAATTACAATCCAAGCGCAACTTATGATGTCCAAATGAACAGTAGTGTCGTTGTTTCTGCAACGGCTACGGATTACTTTGAGATTATTGTCTATCAAAACAGTGGTGGAGCACTTAATGGCGGCACTGTGTCTGTTCTTCCTATCTCAATCACATTTTTAGGAGCATAAAATGGAACTATGGGAAAAAGTTATTGCAACTTATCCGGAAATTAAGCCAACTGATGATTTTCAACTTTTAGGCATTTACCTTCAAGATGATTCAGACGGATTAGGCGCATATATCGCTAAATGGAATTACTCAAAGCCAATACCTGCCGGGTTAAAACTGGGCAAATAGTGGAGATAAGTGCAAACGGTTGGCCTGCATCTAAGGATCAGGCTTTACTTGGGATAAAGTCTTATCCAGTACCAGGCACGGCAATCAAGTTGCGTTGTGCGGAAGCGGTTGCACCCTTGCTTATCGGCTTGGCTGCTGAGTTTCATGAACTGATTGAACCGCTTGATGTGGGTTCACTTGACGATTGGGGATATTGTTACCGGCCAATCCGTGGGCAAACTGAAAAGTTAAGCAATCACTCATCGGGCACGGCTTTAGATCTAAACGCCTCCAAGCATCCTTTGGGGCAGACCAATACATTTGACCCATTAAAGGTTCCGATGATTCGGGCCCTTGCTCACAAATATGGATGCATTTGGGGCGGTGACTACAAACACCGGAAAGACGAAATGCATTTTGAAATCGCTATTAGTGCAGCCAAAGCGGAGGCATTAATTAAGAAAATAC